CCCGGCATCCCGATCGACGTCGGCCACCCGATCAACGGCGACTCGCTGCGCCTAGGCGGGTGGGGCAAGGACGGGGCCGCGTTCAACGTCGGCGCGATGCCGCAGGACGTGCGCATCATCGACGGCCGGACCGTCACCGGGGCGGCGTTCAACGCGTTCGGCCAGACCAAGAGCTTCGGGTGGGCGGAACCGAACCCCGGGCCGAACATGTTCGACTCGGGCGGCGCGATCCTGAGGAACGTCGGCGGCGCCTGGAAGGTCACCGGGGTCATCTCGTGGATCAGCAGCGGCAGCGCCGTCGAGCAGTTCAAGCACGACCCAATCATCGAGGAGCTGATCCCGGAGCTGTACGAGCCGGCGCCGACGCAGCCGCCCCTGCCGTCGTCGTGGGTGCAGAGCCTGGACTCAAGGCTGGTGTTCGAGGACCCGGGCGGCAACTACGCGGCCGAGGAGGCGGTCGCTGCCACGTGGGTCGACGACGGCAAGTCGCTCCTCAGGTCCAAGCCGATCTTCTTCGGGTTCGACGCGTCCGTGCCGTCGGTGATCCGCGGCGCGGAGCTCGTGCTGCACGCGTGGTCGCCGACCGCCGCGCCGTGCTCCCTCCGGATCAGGCGGGTCCGCGCGCCGGTCGCGTCGGGGGCGACGTGGAATACCCGCAACGGCGTGACGCCGTGGGGCACCGCCGGCGCCGAGAACACGTCGACCGACGTGCACACGGCGAACGAGTTCACCGTGAGCGTGCCGACCCTGGCCATAAACCAGCAGCTCCGCGTGTCCGACCCCGCCCTGCTGGCGATGGTGGCGGCGGCCAGGCTGGAGGGCGTCCCCCTTAGCCTGCTGGTCGAGTTCACCGCGCCAAACCCGCCGGCGGAGGTGTGGTTCCACTCCAGGGAGGCGCTGTGGAATCAGCTCCAGCCGAGGCTCGAGCTGCAGTTCGACCCGATCGTCGCCGTCGACGACGCGTGCGACGCGTGGAGCGCCGGCACGGAGAAGGCGGAGGTGCACTGATGGGACTCACGAGGCCGATTCGCGCGTCCGTGGCCGAGGGCGGGCCCCTCACCAGGCTCGACCGGCTCAGGGACTCATCGTGGAGCCCGATCACGCAGGCCATGGTCGCCTCGATCGACCTGGACGTCTACAGCCTGTCCCAGGCGGCCGGGTCCGCACCGGTTTACTCGGCCAACCCCGCCGTGTCGACGACCATCTTCAACTCGCTGCAGACGGACCAGAACGGTCAGATGTGGAGGGTCGACTCCGTCGGCTACAACTTCAAGGTGATCATCCCCGGCAGCGCGTGGCCGCAGGGGCCGGTCCAGTGCCGGGTCGAGATAGTGCTGAGCATGGTGGGCGGCGACAAGGTGCCGCTCGTGCCGATGATCGTCGACGTGGAGGGCATGAGGTCGCTATGACGCCGGCCGAGGTCAAGGCGGAGCTCGGGGACTTGCCCAGGGTCGGGTCGCGGTGGTTCGACGTCGCCCCAGACGTGTTCGCGGAGCACGTCTCGGACGGCCGATGGAAGGCGTACGGCCACCTCAAGTTCCTGGCGGACATCGTCGTCGAGACGGTGCTGACCAAGAGCGGCCGGCTGATCGTGAACATGCCGCCCCGCATGGGCAAGTCGCTGTTCAACTCGGTGTGGTTCCCGATCTGGCACATCGAGCAGTTCCCGCACCGGACCGTCGCGTGCGTGTCCTACGAGGCGCCCATCGCGGAGGACTTCGGCCGCCTGGTCCGCAACGAGTTCAGGGACAACGACGCGCTGCGCGAGTCGCTGTCGCAGGACTCCGAGTCGGTCAAGCGGTTCCACACCACCAAGGGCGGCGGCATGATATCGGTCGGCGTCGGCGGCGCCCTCACCGGCCGCGGGTTCCACCTCGGGATCGTCGACGACCCGTACAAGGGGTGGAAGGAGGCGTACAGCCCGACGATCCAGAAGCGCGTGATCGACTGGTACAACGGCGTGTTCCGCCACCGCGCGGAGCCGGGCGCGAGCATGATCATCAACATGACGCGCTACCACCCTAACGACCTCGTCGGGTGGCTGCTCAAGAACTCCGGCGAGAGGTGGCGGGTCGTCAGCCTCCCGGCGCTCGCCCTCCGCGGGGACCCGATGGGCCGGCCCGAGGGCGCGCCGCTGTGCCCCGACCGGTACCCGCTCGAGGAGGTCCTGGCGCTCAAGGCCGGCATCCTGTCCCCGATGTGGGAGGCGCTGCACATGCAGCGGCCGACCGGCGCCGGCACGGGCCGCGTGTACTCGTACTTCACCCAGGAGAACGTGCAGCCCGTCGAGCTCCGGCCGGGGTTCCCGCTGCACCTGTCCGCCGACTTCAACGTGAACCCCGGCACGCACTTCCTGCTGGGGCAGCACGACCCGCGCACCGACGAGTTCATCCTGGCGCACGAGCTGTACGTGGAGAACGGCGACACCCGCGACGCCCTGAACAAGCTGTTCAGGTGGGCCGGCGAGAACGGCGGCCTCGAGCAGTTCAAGGAGATCCACGTCTTCGGCGACTCGTCGGGCAAGAGCCGCACCCTGGTGACGAGCGAGTCGTGCTACGACATGATCGCCCGCGAGCTCCACGCCCGCGGGAAGATGCCGTACCGCATCCGCGTCCCGGACCAGGCGCCGTCGGTCAGGGACTCCGTGGACTCCATCAACGACGCATTCTGCGACACGTCCGGCAGGCGGCGGTACCTGGTCAACCCGCGGTGCTCGCGGACCATCCGCGACTTCCTGGAGGTGTTCACGGACGAGAAGGGGCAGATCGACAAGACGGACATGAGCCTCACGCACCCGAGCGACGCCCAGCGGTACTGGGTCCACTACCTCAGGCCGATCCAGTCCCGGGCGCGGCCGCGCAACAAGGTGGGAGTCTGACGCATGGCGACCAGGAACAAGGGCAGGAGGTCCAGCAGGGGCAGCCCGACGGCCGGCCCGCCGCCGGCACCGGGCGAGCGCACCGGCCGGCAGCGCGGCCGCGAGCCGCTCGGGCCCGGCCGCACCGACCCATCCGCCGGCGTGTGGATGAAGTTCTTCCGCACGGCCGAGGAGGGGCGGTGCCCGGCGGGGACCTACGAGACGTACCGCAGGATGCGGAGCGACCCGACCATCTCCCTAGCAAGGGCCGCCGCGCTCACGCCCGTGAAGCGGATGAAGTGGGCGGTGGAGGGCGCCGAGGACGCCCCCGAGGACCGCGTCGACTTCGTCCGCGACGTCGTCGAGTGGATGCTCCCGAAGCTGATCGACGACATCCTGAGGATGGTCGACTTCGGGTTCCAGGTGCTCGAGAAGGTGTGGGCCCGCGACGGCGGCCGCCTCGTACTGGAGAGGATCAAGCCGCTCTCGCCCGACTCCGTGCGACCTCTGCTCGACAAGGCCACCGGCCGCCTGATCGGCGCCCGCCAGGGGGGCGTGGACCTGCCGATGTCGAAGGTGGTGTGGGCGACATACGACGGCGAGTGCGACGACCCGTGGGGCCGGTCCCGCCATGAGAACGTGCGCGAGTTCGCCTGGCACCCGTGGCGGGAGGCCGTGAAGAAGTTCGGCACGTACGTGTCGAAGCACGCCGGCATCGTCCCGATCATCATGTACCCGCCGGGCACGTCCGAGGACTCGAAGGGTCAGACGGTCGACAACTTCGAGGTGGCGAGGCGCGCGATCGACGCCATCACGGCCGGCCGCGGCATGACCATGCCCAACGTGCTGTCGCCGTGGGCCGAGGACCTCGTGCGGAAGGGAGCCAGCGCCAAGGACCTGGCGGCGTGGCGGCTCGAGCTGCTCGGGTCGCCGTCGGGCGCCGGGTCGGAGATCGTCGAGGGCCTGAGGTACTACGACAGCCTCAAGCTCCGCGGGTGGCTCGTGCCGGAGAGGGCCGCGACCGAGGGGCAGTACGGCACGAAGGCGGAGGCCTCGGAGCACCACGACCTGGCCGTGGACATCGCGGAGGAGCTCGCCGACCTGGTGGTGGCGATCGTCAACGAGCAGGTGGTGGACCCGCTCCTGGTGTACAACTTCGGCGAGGAGGCCGAGGGGACCGTGTACGTCTGCGTCGGCGGCGTGTCCGAGGAGGACAAGGCCTGGTTTCGGTCGCTGGTGAAGGACATCCTCACGGCGAACCCCGACATGGTCCCGCTGTGGCTCAGCATCGACTCGGTCATCGACATGGCCGACCTGCCGAAGGCGCAGGACGACCTGGGCGAGGTGGCGAGGCTGCCGGCCGGGCCCGCGCCCGACCCGAACACGGACCCGAACCTGCCGCGGCCGCCGCTGTCGCCGGACGCGGACCCCGAGGCGGACCCGCTCGCCGACCCGCTCGCGGAGCCGGCGGCCCAGCCCCAGGGAGGCACCGTGGTCCAGGACCTCGCGCTGAACGGCGCGCAGATCAGCTCGCTGAAGGAGATCTGCATCGACGTCGTCGAGAAGAAGCTGCCGCCCGAGGCGGCTGAGAACATGATCCTCGTCTCGTTCCCGAGCATCGACCCGGCGATGGTCAAGAAGATCATCGCCTCGCTCAGGGCCCACGAGCCGCCGCCAGAGCCGCCGCCGCAGTTCCCTGGCGGACCGTCGGACCTGGGCGACCCCGAAGGTGGTCCGCCGAGGCCGCCCCCGAAGGGGGGCCGTGGCAGCCCGCCGAAGACCCCGCAGGAACCCCCGCGGGGAGGGGGAGGGACGTGACCGACCCACGGACCGCGGACCTGGTGCGGGTTCGTAGGGCGGAGGAGGACCGCCTGGCAACCGTCGGCCTACGGGCCGTCCGCACGGCGGTCGCCCGGGCGCGCATGCGGCTCACGGTCGCGGCGTCTGACGGGTTGAGCCCCGAGGAGGTCCGGCTCATCGTCGGCGACCTGACGCGGGTCGCGGAGGAGCACGTCGCCGCGGTGTCGACCCTGTCGCACATGACGGCGATGCTCGCGTCGCGTGAGCGGCGGGTGGAGCTCGCGCTCAGGGACCCGCCCTACCGCGGTGCGGTGGACTTCATCAAGTCGGCGCTCGCGATGCCGGAGCGGGACTTCGCCAGGCTCGCGAACCGCTACTCGAGGGACGCCGCCCGCCAGGCGCGCAGGGCCGGCGGGGCCCTCTCCAGGGAGGTGCTGCGCGCCGCGAGGTCCGCGGTGGAACGCGGCCTCCACGTGTCGGGCGGCGTCGAGGCGGTGCGGCGGGCGATGGGCGGCGCCGGGACCCCGCACCTGTTCGAGACGGTGTTCCGGACCGCGGCGAGCACGGCCTATAATGCGGGGAGGTGGGAGGCCAACCAGGCCCCCGAGATCGACGACATCCTGTGGGGTTACGAGTACGTCACTGCCGGCGACGACCGGGTTCGCGAGAACCACGAGGCGCTTGACGGCGTGAGGCTGCCCAAGGACCATCCACTCTGGAAGAGCATCTGGCCGCCCAACGGCTGGGGGTGCCGCTGCACCACGATCGAGGTGTGGAAGGGCGACCGCCTCGCCAGGTCGAGGGGGCCGCGCAAGGGCGGCGGGCCCGACGACGGGTGGGCGTTCAACGCCGGCGGCCTGTTCAGCACCATGAGGAGGGCGGCATGATCTTCGCCGACGAATCGGTCAGGGACAGGCTCGTGATCGTGTGCGGGGAGTCGAGGGGCCGGGCGGCCTCGGCCGCCGAGGGCGGCGACGTGCCGCGGCGCCGGTACACGAAGCAGCTGATCAGGGTCGGTGAGTACCACATCGACGGCCGCGTGCTGCGGGTCACGCCGGACACCCTGCGGCATTGGGAGGCGACGTTCTCGAGGATGAAGACGAACGGCGTGAAGGTGCCGCTCCCGGAGGGGCACACCGACGCGCCGGGCAAGAACAGGGGATGGGTCCACGGCATGTGGGTCGAGGACGACGCCCTGGTGGGCGAGGTCGAGGCCGTGGGTGCCGACGCCATCAACCTGGCGGAAAGGAGCGACGTATCGATATGCGCGAGGCGTAGGTTCACGGACGGGAAGGGTAACGAGTACACATGGCCGATCCTCCACGTCGCCCTCACGCCCACGCCCGTGGTGCCTGGGCTGAACGGGTTCGTGAGGGTTGCCGCATCCGTGGGGGGCGGGACCCTCCACGAGGAGGACGTCCCGGCCGCGGTGCCGGGCAGGAAGGAGCAGACAGTGCCTTTCGACTTCAAGAAGTGCGCGAAGGCGGTCGGCATCAAGAAGGACGTGACCGAGGAGACTTTCCAGGCCGCCCTTGCCGAGCACGTGACCGACCTCCGCGAGCAGGCCGAGGACCACATCGAGCTCAGCAAGAAGCTCGAGACGACCGAGGCCAAGGTGCGGACGCTCGAGACCGAGCTCCGCGCGGCGAAGGAGAAGAACAAGGAGAAGGACCCCGACCCGCAGGTGCTCCGCCTGAGCCGGCGCACCCGCGAGCAGGACCTCGAGGCCCTCGTCAGCGAGGGCTCGATCACGCCGCCGGTGCGGGACGCCCTGCACGCGGCGTGGATCGGCGAGGACGGCGGCGCCCTCAAGCTCTCGCTCGGCGCCCCGCACGACGACCTGTGGGACCGCACCATCGAGGCCCTCAAGCAGAACGACCCGGTGGAGCTCGGCGAGAAGGCGATGTCCAACGCGGTCGAGATGTCGCGGAGGTCGCCGGGCTCGACCGAGCCAACCGCCGAGGAGAGGAAGGAGACGCGGGACCGCATGCGCGGGTTCGCGGGCGTGAAGCCGAAGAAGTGACGGCCGGCGCGGAGTGACTCAAACGCAACGAAGCGCGCCCGGCGCGGCCGGGGGCGACAGGAGAACAAGATGTCTGGTTCACCGCAGTTCACGCCCGGGGTGAAAACCGACAGGGTCTCACAGTTCCGGAAGATCGTTCAGTCGGTCGTCGGCGCGGTCTACCT